AGAAGAACTGATAATGAGGGAGTTACGTACTGGTAAAGAATTTCCTGAGTTTGATCCTGAAGATAAAGCTATTACAGAAGCTCTTGTAGAATGTAAACGCCTCTATGAAACTCCTACTTATAGAGCTTATAAAGGTATTGCATCTATGCTAGACCGTCTTGCTACATATATGGAGAAGACTCCTATAGAACATGGAAGAGATGGGAATATTAATCAGGTAGTGAATGCTGCTGCTAAGTTTGAACAGATAAGAAATTCCTTTAAAGGTGCCTATAGTGATCTGCAAGAAGAACAGAAGTCATCTGTTAGAGGAGGCCAGAATCTATCTTATGATCAAATGTAATGAGTGATATCAGTATCCCATGTTATAAGACTAAGGAAGCCTCTTGGACTGTGGTAAAGTTCGGTGATAAAAATGAACTTGTCAAGTTTATAGAGGAACTTTTTAAAGAACCCGGTGAATATAACTTTACTGAAGAGACTGTTGTATTCAATGCTGAGGCTACTAAATTCAATAAGTCTGGCGTTTATTGTACAGCTCCTTTTATGTCAAAAGAATTTGTTGACTACTGGGATGATCAGAAAATAAAATGTCGGAATGGTGTTATTATAGAGGGAGAAAAAGATACTTGGTACTTAACCAGGGACTATTACATGTGGTTAAACTTCTTACCAATCTATGATAAGGAAGAAAAGAAGTATGGATTTGCTAAGGTTAGAGATGCACAGTATCACATGGCCTTATATGAATGGTTAGCTGAAGCAACGTTTAAACATTCTGCTATCCTGAAAAAACGTCAGATAGCTTCGTCATATTTTCATGCAGGTAAACTCATCAATTCTTTTTGGTTTGAAGAGGGTGCTGTATTAAAAATGGGAGCATCACTTAAATCTTATGTAAATGATGAAGGTACATGGAAATTCCTGGACGAGTACAAGAACTTTCTTAATGAACATACCGCCTGGTATAGACCCGCCAACCCTGATAAAACCTTGCTTTGGGAACAAAAGATTGAGGTTACTATCAATGGGCGTAAGCAGAGTAAAGGGCTTATGTCTAAGATACAGGGAATGTCTTTTGAAAAAAATGCTACCAAAGGGGTAGGGGGTCCAGTAACATACTTCTTTCATGAGGAAGCTGGTATTGCACCTAAGATGGATCAGACCTATGAATACCTTAGACCTGCAATGTCGTCAGGTCAAATCACTACAGGTATGTTTATTGCAGCTGGTTCAGTGGGTGATTTAGATCAGTGTGAACCTTTAAAGAATATGGTCTTAAACCCAAAAGCCAACGATATCTATGCAGTTAAAACCAACCTGCTAGATAACAAAGGGAGTAGAGGTGAAGTGGGACTTTTTATTCCTGAACAGTGGAGTATGCCACCTTTTATTGATGACTGGGGTAATTCCCTAGTAGAGGAGGCAGTAGAAGCTATTCAGGAGGAGAGAGCAACTTGGAAAAGAGATCTAAGTCCTGAGCAATATCAACTGAGAATTTCTCAAAAACCAACAAATATTGCTGAGGCGTTTGCATATCGTAAAGAGTCCCTCTTCCCTCAAAACCTTGTTTCTACACAAACACAAAAGATAGAAGATAAAGACTATCCTATAGAGTGTTTAGAATTAGAATGGGCTGAAAATGGTGTAGACGTTGTTGCTCATAAGAGTAGAAAGCAACCCATCAATACTTTTCCTGTAGATAAACGTCAGGAAGATAAGACTGGTGTTCTTTGTGTTTATGAAAGACCTGCAGATAAAATAGAATTTGGTCAGTACTATGCAAGTGTGGATCCCGTGGGTGAAGGTAAAACAACGACCTCTGAGTCACTTTGTAGTATCTATGTATACAAGAACCCCACTGAAGTTACAAAGCTTACTGACGAGGGTCCTAAGAGCTATGTGGAAGGTGATATGATTGTAGCTGCCTGGTGTGGTAGGTATGATGATATTAATAAAACACATGAGCAATTAGAGAAGATTATAGAATACTATAAAGCCTGGACTCTAGTAGAGAATAACGTATCTTTATTTATTCAGTACATGATTGCTAAGCGTAAGCAGAAGTGGCTTGTTCCTAAAGATCAGGTACTTTTCTTAAAAGACTTAGGTAGTAACCGCAGTGTATATTCAGAGTATGGTTGGAAAAACACCGGTACACTGTTTAAGAATCACTTAATTAACTACGCTATTGAGTATTTAAAAGAAGAGATAGACGTAGAGACTGATACAGATGGTACTATCCTAAAAAGAACTTTTGGTGTAGAACGTATACCAGATATAATGTTAATGAAAGAGATGCAAGCTTACCAGCCTGGTGTCAACGTGGATAGATTAGTATCCTTTGCTGCCTTGATAAGTTTTGCTAAAGTGCAACAAGCTAACCGTGGCTACCAGAAACGAATTGATAATGAGTCGTCTGTAAAATTGGATAATACGCAGAAAATGACTAAATTAAATATGAGTCCCTTTAGACATATTGGAGGGAATAGAAGAGGTGCTATTGGAGGTAAAGGAAAGCGCTCAGCTTTTAAAAATTTAAAGTAACATGCCAAGAATTATAAATGCAATGCAAGCTAAGGCTGGCGCCAAGGTTGAGAAAAACAAGATGGGTACTCTTGAACAACCTACTCAGTTTCTTCCTAGTAAGAAGAAAGATAAGGAGTGGTTTGCTTGGAATATAGACTGGATTGAAGTACAGGGTCAAAAGCAACTGAAAAGAAATGCTAGACGTTTGCTCAAGAACTATAAGCTTGCTAAAGGTATTATAGATAAGACTGACTATATCATGGAGGAAGATAACCTCTATGCTGATTTAGTAGACCAGTTAACTCAAGAGGATGTTTCAGCTTTAGAGCTTAAGTTTTACCCAATCATCCCAAATGTTATTAATGTACTTATGGGTGAGTTTGCCTCTAAGTATTCACGTGTTACATTCCGTGCAGTAGATGACCTTTCATACAATGAGCTTTTAGAAACTAAAAGAGCAATGATTGAAGAGACACTGCTTGCAGATGCTGCTTCTCAACTTCTTGCAAAGCTTTCTGCTCAAGGTGCAGACATGCAAAATCCTGAGATTCAGCAAATGATGTCTCCTGAAAATCTAAAGACCCTTCCTGAAATTGAAGACTTTTTCCGTAAGGATTACAGGTCTATGGTTGAAGAGTGGGCAATGCACCAGACAAAAGTAGATGAGGAACGCTTTAAAATGTATGAGCTAGAAGAGCGTGCATTTAAAGATATGCTTATTACAGACAGAGAGTTCTGGCACTTTAGAATGAGTGAGGATGACTATGATATTGAATTATGGAACCCAGTTCTAACATTCTATCATAAGTCACCAGATGTAAGATATATCTCTCAGGCTAACTGGGTAGGTAAATCTGATATGATGAGTGTTTCAGATGTTATTGATAAGTATGGTTACTTAATGTCTGAAAAGCAACTTAAAGAATTAGAAAACGTATATCCATCTAGAGCTGCTGGCTATGCTATACCAGGTACTCCTAATGATGGTTCTTTTTATGATGGTACTAAATCTCATGAATGGAATAGTATTGATAATGGATCATTAGGATACCGTCAGTTTATTGCAAATCATGAACTAGGATTAGGCAGTGGTGGTGACATTGTAGACTTTATATTGGGTGAATCTGAGGATTTATTTGATTTTGGTAGCACCTTTATGCTAAGAGTAAGTACAGTGTACTGGAAAACTCAAAGACGTGTTGGCCACCTTACAAAAGTTTTAGAAGACGGTACAGTTATTCAAGATATTGTAAGTGATGATTACATTGCGCTTGATAAGCCACTATATAATACAAGTGTTTCAAAACAGAGAACTAAAGAGAATGTAATCTTTGGTGATCATATTGATTGGATTTGGATTAATGAAGTATGTGGTGGTATTAAGATTGGACCTAACCATCCTACTTATTGGGGTATGACTAGTCCAGATGGTATTGAACCAATATACTTAGGTATAGATAGAGAAGAACCTGGTAGACTTAAGTTTCAATTTAAAGGTGACTATACTCTATATGGTTGTAAGCTTCCAGTAGAAGGTGCTGTTTTCTCTGATAGAAATACTAAGTCTGTATCTCTTGTAGATTTGATGAAGCCTTATCAGATTGGATACAATATTGTAAATAATCAGATTGCAGATATTCTAGTAGATGAACTAGGTACTGTAATCATGCTTGACCAGAATGCTATTCCACGTCACTCACTAGGAGAAGATTGGGGTAAGAATAACTTGGCTAAGGCATACACTGCTATGAAAGACTTTAGCATGTTGCCTTTAGATACGTCTATTACAAATACTGAAAATGCTCTTAACTTCCAACACTATCAAGTGTTAAACTTGGAGCAAACTCAAAGGTTACTTTCTAGAACTCAGCTTGCAAACTATTTTAAAAATCAAGCCTTTGAATCTATTGGAGTTAATGCACAGCGTTTAGGTGGTGCTATGGAACAACAGACTGCTACAGGTGTACAAGCTTCATTAGAAAGCTCTTATGCTCAAACAGAAAGTTATTTTGTACAACACTCTGATCATTTAATGCCAAGAGTGCATCAAATGCGTACAGACTTAGCTCAGTACTATCATAGTACAAATCCTTCTGTTAGACTTCAGTACATTACTTCTGAAGACGAAAAAGTAAACTTTAGTATTAATGGTACAGACTTATTGTTAAGAGACTTTAACATTTTCTGTACTACTAAAGCTAATCATAGAAGAATTCTTGAGCAGCTTAAGCAAATGGCATTGACTAACAATACTACTGGAGCAAGTATTTATGACTTGGGTAATATTGTTAAATCTGATAGCATTGCTGAAGTTACTGATATTATGAAAAATGCAGAGCAGAAGCAGTTAAAAGAGCGTCAGGCTCAACAGCAACAAGCTATGCAAATGGAGCAACAAAAACTTCAAGCTGAAGCTCAAGAAAAAGAAATGGCTAGAAGATTTGAAGCAGAAGAAAACGCTAAAGACCGTCAGTCTAGAATTGTTCAAGCTGAAATTAAATCTGCTGGGTATGGTGCAATGCAGGATATTAATGAAAACAAGGTGTCTGATTATCAAGATGCTTTAAAAGACATTAGAGAAACTGAAAAGTACCAAGCTCAAACAGAACTTAAAAGAGAAAGTGAGAATAATAAGAAGTCCTTTCAACAACAGAATATAGCTTTAAAACGTGAAGAGTTAAATACTAAAAAATCTATTGCTCAAACTCAATTAGAAATAGCTAGAGAGAACAAAAACAAGTATGATGTTTCTCAAAAGAATAATTCTAAGAATAAAGACAAATAGGTCTTAGCTATATACTGTTGAAAAACACATTTATTTTATAACGTTCTATCAAATCTCCAAGGTTTATTCCTTGGAGATTTGTATATTAATAGTGAGAGAAAACCAACAACATTATGAGTGAAGAAAAAAAACCACAAGTAGAAGAGTCTACTAACGTTACTCAGGTAAACGTAGACTTAGATGAACTTTTTGGTATGCCCGGTGCTGATTCAATTACCGTACCTACTAAAGAGACAGCCCCGGCTGGAAACGTTCTTTCAAATAAAAAGACAGATTTGTCTTTTCTTGACGGTGAAGATGAAGAAGAAACATCTGAAGATCCTGAAGCTGTAGAACCTTCTGAAGAAGAAGAAAAGTCTACAGAAAGTTTTGACGACTTAGTTAAAGAAGTTGAGGCTGCAGATGAGGATGATGAAGATGATGATGATTCAGATGATGAGCCAAAGAAAAAAAGAGGGCGTAAAAAAATTGAAGGTGTAGCAGATGTTTTTGCAAAGCTTATTGAAGATGAGAAGTTAATTCCATTTGATGATGATAAGTCTATTGAAGATTATTCAGCTAAAGACTTTCAAGAATTAATTGAAGCAAACTTTGCAGAAAGAGAGCGTCAGTTAAAAGAGCAAACTCCTAAAGAATTCTTTGAGTCATTACCAGAAGAACTTCAGGCTGCTGCTAAATATGTTGCTGATGGTGGTACAGACCTTAAAGGTTTGTTTAGTACACTAGCACAGGTAGAAGAATCTAGAGATCTAGATC